AGCAAGAGGCGGGCGTACGCCTTGGCCTTGAGATTGGTAAAGCACGAGACGCTACAGAAATGCAACGTGCTCAACTTGCACAGAATCGGAGAAATAAACCGCAAACGGAGGAGTAATAAATGTCTTATAGCAACGCTTTGGAATACTTGGATTCAAAACTCCAAGACGAGCGCACATTGATCGTGGAAAGCATCATTCAAGGCAATATGAATGAAGGTGAGTACAGAAGGTTATGCGGGGCGTTACAGGGTCTAGACCTCGCACGTAACTACATCAAAGACCTTGCAAAGAGGATGGAAGAAGAGTGAGCAACATCGACGTAGAAAAGACACAGGAAGAGGCTGCTAAAGCCAAGCTCCTGCCCGACCCGAAAGGCTACCGGATGCTGTGTGCGGTTCCGCACGTAGAAGAGGAGTTTGACGGCGGCATTATTAAAGCAGACGACACCAAGCGAACTGAAGAGCAGACCACCGTGGTTCTGTTTGTCATCAAGATGGGTGATCTTTGCTATGCGGATAAGGACCGGTTCCCCACCGGCCCGTGGTGTAAGGAAGGCGATTTTGTCCTGACCCGTCCGTACTCAGGCACTCGCGTGGTCATCCACGGTCGGGAGTTCCGCATCATCAACGACGACACGGTAGAAGCGGTGGTCGATGACCCCCGTGGCATCCGTCGCGCATAAGGAGTAATTATTATGGCTAATGAAGAATATAAGTTTCCTGACGAAGTAGAACAGGAAACCCCGGTTGAAAAAGAACCTGAACTTGAAGTTCAGGTCGAAGACGATACCCCGCCACAAGACCGTGGTCGTGTCCCCTTACCCAAAGAGGTAGTGGAGGAGCTAGAGAAGGATGACCTTGAGGAGTATTCCGACAAGGTTAAGAAACGCCTCTCCCAGATGAAGAAGGTGTGGCATGACGAGCGCCGAGAGAAAGAGCGTGCGCTGCGTGAACGCGAAGAAGCGTTCCGGTTTGCCCAGTTGCGGGAACACGAAATTCGTCAATTAAAACAACGACTTGGCAATGGCGAGAAAGCCTATTTCCAAGAAGTTACTAAGGCAGCGAATAATGATTTGGTTACGGCCAAGGAACGTCTCAAGCAAGCTTATGAGTCAGGTGATGCTGAAAAGATTACCGATGCTCAGGAGGCTATGACTGAGGCTAAATTAAAGATTAAACAATACGAGAACTTCCGGCCCTCTTTACAAGAAGAGGAATCGGTAGTACAACCAATTCAACAGTTCCAAGCGCCCTCGGCACCTCAACCTGTTTCGGACCCAAAAGCCGAAGCATGGAAAGAGAAAAATCCGTGGTTTGGCGCAGACGAGGAGATGACCGCCCTCGCACTTGGACTGCATGAAAAATTGGTCCGGTCTGGAGTCGATCCGCGTAGCGACGAATACTACGACCGAGTTAACGCGACGATGAAGAAGCGATTCCCCGATTATTTCGAGGAAGAGCAGACTCAAACGAGGGACGCTGAAAAGCCCACTCGCACAAAGCCAGCCAATGTGGTTGCACCGGTTACTCGGTCATCCGCGCCACGTCAGGTTCGCCTGACGCCGACTCAAGTTGCCTTAGCAAAAAAGCTGGGATTGAGTAATGAGCAGTATGCCCGTGAATTAATGAAACTGGAGAGTAACTAAAATGGCTGAAAACAGACTCGCACGTGAACTCGAAAGTCGAGAATCCGCGCAGCGCAACAAAACTTGGACCCCGCCTCAGACGCTACCGGCACCAAATCCGCAGCCGGGTTGGGTCTTTCGATATATCCGGACCAGTATTATGGGCACTGCTGACCCATCGAATACCTCCGCAAAGTTTCGTGAAGGTTGGGAGCCTGTAAAGGCCGAAGATCATCCGGAACTGATGCACCATGCCGATCCGACTTCCAAATTTAAAGGAAATATCGAGATTGGCGGCCTGTTGTTGTGTAAGGCACCGGAAGAGCTAATGAAGCAGCGTGATGATTATTACGCCCAGCAAGCAAAGGCTCAAATCCAGTCCGTAGACAATAACTTTATGAGACTGAACGACGAGCGGATGCCGTTATTTAACGAGCGTAAATCCAGCACGACGTTTGGTAAGGGTAAATAACTTTCTTTTTTGGAGTAACAAATGGCTTATCCTACCGTTAGCAAGCCGTATGGCTTGAAGCCGATCAACTTGATCGGTGGGCAGGTGTTTGCCGGTGCGACTCGTCAACGGCGTATTGCCTCCGGTGCTGGTAGCATCGGTTATGGCGACCCGCTGAAGTTCGCTTCGGATGGCACTGTTGTTGTGACGACTGAAGAGAGCACGGCTCCCACTCGTGGTTTTGCCGGTGTTTTCTTGGGTTGCACGTTTGTGTCCTCTGTGACGGGTCAGCCGACCTACTCGCAGGCTTGGATTTCGGGCACTTCGGTGAAGTCGGGCACGTTCGTCGTTGCGTACGTGGTCGAAGATCCGGACACCCTGTTCCAAGTGGCAGGCGTGACAGCTTCGACGGTCGTTTCGACCTCGACTGGCTTTACGTACTCGGACGTTGGTTTGAACGTGGCGCTCGTCGCCAATACGCTGAACACGGTTACGAACGACTCCCAACAGGGTGTCCTTGTGACCTCGGCCAGCACGACCAATTCGCTTCCGTTGCGTATTATCGACGTTGTTCCGGACACCGCGTTTGATGTTAGCGGCACCGTTTACTACCCTGAAGTTATCGTTAAGTTCAATGCTCCGTATGTGAACTCCGGTACGCTTGAGGGCGGTCACGCTTACAACAACCCGACCGGCCTGTAATAGGAGTTCTGAAACATGGCTATTTCACGTGCACAATTACTCAAGGAACTCCTGCCGGGTTTGAACGCCCTGTTCGGTCTTGAGTACAAGTCCTATGGTGAGGAGCACAAGGAGATCTACGATACCGAGACCTCCGAGCGTTCCTTTGAAGAGGAGACCAAGCTTTCTGGTTTCAGCGCCGCCCCCGTGAAGAACGAAGGTGCCGCGATTGCGTATGACAACGCACAGGAAGCGTGGACTGCTCGTTACAACCACGAGACGATTGCTCTCGGCTTCTCCATCACGGAAGAAGCGGTTGAAGACAACCTGTACGATTCGCTGTCCAAGCGATACACCAAGGCGCTCGCCCGAGCGATGGCGTACACGAAGCAGGTCAAGGCGGCATCGGTCCTTAACAATGGCTTCTCCTCGTCCTACGTGGGCGGTGACGGACAGCCGTTGTTCTCGGCCTCGCATCCGCTTGTTTCGGGTGGTACCAACAGCAACCGTCTGACGGCTTCTGACCTCAACGAGACTTCGCTTGAGGCGGCTGTCATTCAGATCGCTGGTTGGACCGACGAACGTGGTCTCTTGATCGCGGCGAAGCCCAATAAGCTCATCGTGCCCCCGTCATTGATGTTCACTGCCAAGCGACTCCTCGACACGGAACTCCGTGTTGCGACCGCTGACAACGACATCAACGCGTTGAAGGCGATGGGTTCGATTCCGGGCGGTTACACCGTGAACCACTTCTTGACCGACACGAACGCTTGGTTCTTGACGACCGACGTTCCGAACGGCATGAAGCACTTCGTTCGTACCCCGCTGCAAAACAGCATGGACGGCGATTTCGACACCGGCAACGTCCGGTACAAGAGCCGCGAGCGTTATAGCTTCGGCTGGTCGGATCCGCTGGGCATGTTCGCTTCGCCGGGCGCGTCCTAATAGCTTTCTCCCTAGAGGGCTAGTGATTGGGGGGTTACAAGTAGCGATGCTTGTAACCCCTCTTTTTTGGTGATATACAGTCGTTCATCGGGAAAATTTTGTTTACCAGACAGCCCCGACTGACGACATGCAGACTGGTAAACACAACTCGCATGTGAGGAATTGAAATGGCACGTACTACTTTTTCCGGCCCGGTTAAGTCTGACAATGGCTTTGAGGGCGATATTGCTGGCAATCTGGTCAGCGCCACGACCCTTGTTATCGGCACGACAACGGTCACTGCCGGTGTTGCTACGGGCACGGTTACGACCCAACTTGGTTATATCCCGGTCAAGATTGGTTCGACCGTTAAGTACATCGCGCTGTATTCCAGCCTGACTCCGTAAGATTTCGTAGGGGGGCGTTAGCCCCCTTCATCCATTACAGGAGACTCAGATGGGTATGCAAACAGATGTCCTTGCTAGTAAGGTCCGCACTGATGCAGGTCAGTTGTTGGACCAGAATAGCCTCGTTATTGGCCGTGCCCGTGTAAAGGCGATCTACATCGTTCCTGATTCGGGTGCCGGTACCGTTACGTTTATCGACGGCGGCGCAAGTGGCGCTACCAAAATTGTTGTTAACACCAAGGCAAGTTCGACTTCGGCGGATTACATCCTGATGCCCGGTGAAGGTTTGCTTTTTCAAAACAACATTTACATCGTCCCGTCAGCCGTAATTTCGACGATGGTGATCTATGGCTAAGTCTCCCGCTTGGCAGCGTAAAGAAGGGAAAAATCCAAAAGGCGGTTTAAATGCCAAGGGGCGGGCGTCGTATAACGCAGCCAACCCCGGCAAACCGGGTCTGAAACGACCCCAGCCTGAAGGTGGTGCCCGACGAGATTCTTTCTGTGCTCGCATGAAGGGCATGAAGAAAAAGCTGACAAGCGCAAAGACAGCCAATGATCCCAACAGTCGTATCAACAAGTCCCTCAGAGCATGGAACTGTTGAAATGGAAATGTTGGTTTGGAACATGGTTCTTACGGGAATCGTGGCCGTTTTGGGTTTTGTTGTGAAAGAGAAGTTTGCCGAACTTCAACGGTTGGGCATTCTCCTCAATAAGACCCGAGAAGAAGTGGCTCGTGATCATGTTACTCGTGCAGAAGTCCGAGCCGATGCCCAGATGCTTCTTGACCGGCTTGACCGGCTGGAGCAGAAGATAGACAGATTGGTGAACCACAATGCCAAGCAAGTCTAAAGCACAGCGTAACCTTATGGCCGCTGCCGCACATAACCCAGCCTTTGCTAAAAAAGTT